GTTACTTAACTTAATTCTTTCTATTAATTCTCCCATATACTATCTAAAATTTTATCTATACTATTAATATCATAGTATGGTATTCTCACTAAATTTATATTATTATCTAGGCAATATTGATTCTTAATCTGATCTCTTTTTTTGATATCATTAAGTTGATCATCACCACCAAAAAAATTAATAGATTCAAAATGTTGTTTACCATCAAATTCAATACAAGTATTTAAATTTGGTATGTAGAAGTCAAATAATAAGTTATTTACATTTGAGCATCTTTCAAATTTTTTTTCCTTCTCAAATAATATTCCCCTCTTTGATAAATAATTTAAGATCATATTTTCTCCTTTACTACTTGAACAAGAGGGACATCCACGACCACTTAGGTGCGTATTTGGTTGTTGCAGGAAATCTCCGTGTTTTTTACATTTTATTACGACCTTTATTTTATCGGATTTATAACTCACTAATGAATAATCATATTTATCCTTATGTATTATATTTGATTTATTAATGAATATCGATTCGTTAATCTTGGCCTTTTTTAGAATCGAACATTTTTTACATCCTCTAGATAAATGATTGATTGGAGTTTGTTTGAATACTCCATGATCAGGGCAAATAATTTTTATTTTTTTAGCCCTATTTTCATAGTTAACCAATGAATAATCATATTTTCTATCAAATTTAAGATTTGACTTTTCGATAAATTCATGTCCCCTTCTTTGATATGATGATACAATATTTCTTGAGCATTTTTTACATGGATGTCCATTTAAATGATTCTGTGGAGTTTGTTCAAATATTCCATGATCAGGACAAATAATCTTAACCTTTGACATGCAATTTTGGTAATGTACCAATGAGTAATCATATCTATTATTATATAATTTTGAGGATCTACTAATGAATTCGTCTATTGATAATCTAATTGGCATAAAGTATATATTAAAAATTGATCTGCCCTCGTAATGAAGTAATCCCAGAGGACCTTCATTATTTATATATATTAAAAACAGATTATCATATGATAAATAACGTACCAAATAATAAAAAATACCATCAAGGATTGTTCACTCCAATAAATAAAGATAAGATAATTAAATTAAATTCAATCGGTGGACTCTATTATAGGAGTTCATTGGAAAAGAAGATAATGATTTGGTTAGATAGTAATGATAATATTTTAAAATGGTCAGCCGAGAGTCTTAATATACCTTACCAAAAAACTGAATATAATGAAGTTACCAAAAGCTTAGAAACAACAACTCATACCTATTATCCTGATTTTTACTATGAGTTAAAAAGATCTGATGGTTCTATATCAAGGGTTGTTGCTGAAGTAAAACCTTCTAATGAAACTGTTGAACCAAAATTACCCCAAAATGCAACAGCTAAACAATTAAAGAATTTCAAATATAGCCTGATTATGTGGAATAAGAATTTATCAAAGTGGAAATATATGATAGAATATTGTCAGAGAAAAGGATTTGAATTCATTATTATCACAGAACAACACTTATCAAAAGGTTGATTTAAAAAACATATATCCCAAAATTAAGATACATGAAACACTACATATTACGTCATAGATATCAGTAACCCTTTTACTTTTGAATAAAACGATAAAAAATTTTATCGCAGAAATTAATAAAATAGATAAAAAAGCCATTGAATGGGCAGAAAATAATCCAACTAATACCCAGATAAAATAAAAAATCTTTGTTATATAAAAAATATAATCTGTAAAAGTGGTCTTGTCTATTTTTCTTTCATTGAATCTTACATAAAGTCTATCTTTATATTTTATATGGTAAAATTCTGACCAAATAAAAAATAAAGACATTATATGAAACATTTTATGTAAAAAACTAATCAACATCTACAATAATATTTTTTAATTTAATTAAATTACTTAATTGAAATTGAGCCAATCTTAAAGTTTTTTCAGATGATACAATATTATATATCTCGTCTTCAACCTTCACTTCTATTGGATTCCCAACAATTCTTTCATACTCATTTGGGATATTGTTAATATCTCTATCATTATAAACCTCTTTTATATATCTTTTGTGTGATTGTTTATCTATATGTAAAGAAGCTCCATCGGGTCTAATTCCCCATCCTCTTTCTGATTCTTCCCAAAATTGCATTAAAATAGTCCTCATAAATTATATTTTATAATTTTATTTTAAAAAATATTTAAAGTTTAAATTTAAAATCCACCATACTGTGTGCCTATTTGAGCAAATACTTCGTAATCTGCTAATTCAAAGTAAACATACATCATTTCTTGATAATTCTCAACATCTTGTGCAAAAACAACATTTAGGTTATAATTCATACTATCTAACTCTGTAATATATTGTGAGATTTGTGCTCTAATTTGATTTTCAACAATTTTGGAATCAACTCTAGTTTCATATAATAACTCCTCAAGGTTGCATCCGAAATTTGGATCACCTAAGAGTTCACCTTGGTTGGTAAATAATATCATTTCATATTTTTGAATAATAACATGTATGACATCATCTTGCACAAGTACTCCATCTTTATACATAGGATGCCCTTTGTATCTAATATAAAAGTCCCTAAAATCGTAAGTTTGTGCCATAATTGCAATATATATTAAAATTTTACAGCACAGATATAGTTAAAAATAAAAATGAAGGATTAAAACAAGTCTCTTAATCTTCCTATTACCGTCATACCAACAATAATAGGGTCAGTTGCAGTTTCCAATAATCTAGTATTTTCAGCTAAAATATAATTAACTTGAAATAATTTATCGATGTTTTCTCTTTTCTCAGCAAAACTCCATTGGATAAAACTTCTTCCAAATAAAGACATCATTTCATCAATTTTTTCTGGACCAAAGTTATCCATTAAAAAGTGATAAATATCTTCATAGGTTTTTGATTTATCATATACAATTGAATATAAATCATTTCTTAATTTAAGATTAACAACTGATGCAGCAACAATAGTCTCACCAGTCTCCTTAAAGTGTTGGATTTCATTCATAATAGAACGAAAATCTGGAAAGTTTTTATTGATAATCTTAATTAGGTCTTCTTTTTTTAGTGAAATGTTTTCTTTAGGTGCAATAACATCCATAATCCTTTTGTAAATAGATGTTTTAAGAAATTTTTCTTCTTCAGCACTAACACAATCAAAATTTACTTGCATTAATCTGGATTTAATACCATCAGAAATTTTATTGATATGATTGGTATTAAATATAAATCTCACATTTTTAGCGGAATATTCTTCAATATAGGCTTTTAGTGCATCTTGATATTGGGTAGAAGTTCTTTCAAACTCATCTAAAAAAACATATTTGATAGGATCCATCTCAACTTCAGTATCTAAGTCTAATCCCATATAAACTTTAGAACAGAAGTCATCAATCTTAGTTCTAAGAACATCTATTGATGTATAAAATGATGAATTTATTTCAAGAAAAGCTTTATTTTTAGAATATTTGCCTATTAAAATTCTAGCAAGTGTGGTTTTGCCGGTGCCGTAATGTCCATAAAGAATGACATTTTGTTTAATCCCAGATTCAAATATTTTTCTAATTCTTGGAAGAAGAATGATATTTTCTAAATTTTTTGGTCTCCACTTTTCACTAAGTAAAAGTTCTTTCATATGTCAATTTAATATAATTATTATGGACACAAGTTGAAAAGTTCAATTAAAAGAATTTAAATTTCTTTATTCTATTTAAGAAAGTAGATTTTAGTTCAGGTAGAAATTTTGGATCTCTTATTGTAAAATAGATGTGTATATGACTAATTTTTACATTTTCATCATCGTTAATTTCCTGAAAATTCTCTTCATATGAAGTAAAATTGTATCCGTACTCATTCATTCTCTTAACACCATCAATATACTTCATTTCCGATCCTTTAAAAAATGGTAATATTATCATTATCACATAGATATTCATACATAGAAACAATTGATTCCAGTTTCGATCTAACTGACGATTCGACATTTTCAAAATACTTTAGATACTTCATAGATTATATATTAAAATGAGAAGGATATAAAATTAATATATAATTAATGATTAAGTATGATACCAATAAATTTATAGAAAAGTCCAAATTAAAACACGGAGATAAATATGACTATTCACTGGTTGATTACAAAAATGACAGAACAAAAGTTTTGATCAATTGTCCACACCATGGTGAATTCTCACAGATTCCCAACTCCCATTATGTATCTGGATGTCCAAATTGCGGACTATTGAAAAGATCAGAAAGTAGGAAGAACAATATCAATGATATAATTTCGAAATTTAGGAAAATACATTCCGATAGATATGACTATTCCAAAGTGGAATATGTTAAAATGAGAAATAAGGTTCTCATAAGGTGTAAAAAACATGATTTTGAATTTTATCAATCACCAATGAAGCACTTGGATTCCAAAACTGGTGGGTGTATTAAATGTAATAGTATAGGTAAGGGATCCTCAACGAGAGAATCTTTCATCGAAAAAGCTAATTTAGTACATCAGGATAAATATGAATATGATCTGACTGATTATAAAAAGTCCAATAAAAAAATTAAAATAAATTGTTCTAAGCATGGGGTATTCGAGATGACACCAAATTCACATCTAAATGGTAGGGGGTGTGGGATATGTAATAGAAATGGTGGAATAATTGAAAATATATGGTTAAATGAATTTAATATAGATAAAGATTACAGACAATATAAAATAGGAAATGTATTTGTTGATGGTATAGACTTGAAAAATAAAATTATATATGAATTTTATGGAGATTTTTGGCATGGAAATCCGAATATATATAATCAAGATGATGTTAATAATGTAAATGGGAAAAAGTTTGGATATCTATACAAAAAAACTATCGATAGAGAAGAATGTCTTAAACTATTGGGTTATAAAATAGTTTCTATTTGGGAATCGGATTATAAAAATAATTTAAGGTTATGATAGGTGATCGTTACAACTTCGAAGATTGCTTTTTTCGCGATTTAACCGTTTGTGTATTAGATACAATTGAGGGAGAGGTTTTCTGGACGAATCGTTTTTCCTCTGGTGACAGAGAAGTTAGGGTACCATTTTATTACTCCATGACAGGTGATGAAAGATTTTTACTAGACAGCTTCACTGATGATGTAGTTTCTGATAACAGATATGTTGAGTTAAATACTGATATTATACCGAGAGGTCATCTAACTATGACTGGATTTAATATCAAATCAGATGAATTTGCTAATCCGAATGTTTGGTTAAGAATGGTAGTTGAAAATGAAACAGAAATTAAAAAAGTTTTAGCAAAAATTAGAGCAGTTCCTATTTCAGTTAAATATGACTTAGTGGTTTTGGTAAATTCTGAAATCGACTCATTTAAATGTAGTCAAGCAATTATTAATACCTTGTGGCTTTATAGGTTTATGTATTTTGAGCACAATTTCATGAATATAGATGCTGTTCTATTGATGCCTGATGATCAACAAGTTGATATATCAAGAGAAAAAAATATGACCAGTGATAATGCTATCAAGTTAACCGTTTCTTTTGAAGTTCATACTTATTATCCGGCATTTAGAAATGATAATGGCAATGACATAGTTAATCCTAAAAGAACTAAATGGTACTTGCATTTACGTGAAGCAAAAAGCAATGGAAAGCCATCAAAATGGAATAATAATGATTCACAGCAGTTAGATAAACAAAGTGAAAAAAATAAGTTTCAGGAATAAATATATATAGTAATGTCTATTAATAAAAAATGGGAAAAATTCATTTTTATTTTATTATATATAGATTATATAAAATAAAAAACAATATTTATTATGAAGAATATTAAATTAGAACTATTTAATTTCAGAAAAAATTCAAGTATGGATCAAGAAGAAGTTTCAATGATAGTTGAATCCTATATTGGATTATGCAATGAATTATCTGAGAAGCAAGTTATTAACGCTCTTAATGAAAGATTAAGAACTTATACTTTTGATAAAAGTGTTAAATCACTTCTTGAATCACTTAATACTGATATGAGAGAGTATCAGCTTTTATATGAATTAAAACATTTATATAATGTTTTGAATAGCAAAAATCAAGGAGAATTATATAGACAACCTATTAATGTCCTTTTACAAACTATCAATTTAGAGAATGATCAAGATAGATTGTCAAAAGTTCTTAATGAATTAGCTATTTATGATTGGGTTCCTGAAATTAAATTATTCGTTCATAATTTAACAAAATCTCCAGAACAAAAAGCAAATTTACTATCAGGTGGTAAAGGTGAGTCCGTTTTCACTGTTGTTGAACAAGTTGAAGATGGATATCTTTGTTTAGTAAAGGAATCATGGTTCTTATTATCTGAGAATAATGTTGAAAAAACTCTTTTAGAGACTCATGTTAAAGACAATAATAAATTAAGAGTTTTAAGAACTTTGGAAACTGCTATGAAATATGCAGATATTACTGAAGATAGAGTTAATTTCAGAATTTCTGAAAACTTAACAGTTGGTTTATCTGTTTCTAAAAAAGGAATTATCTTCATCAATGATGATGAAATGAATAAAGAAACAACTTTAGAAAATTTATTCAGTTCTCCTATCATTCCTATTGTTAATAAAAATTTCTATCCTGTTTTATTAGAAACTTCAAATAATTTAGATAAATTTGTTGAATTAGATGTTGTTAAGAGAGTTTCTAACTTAGTTAATCCTTATTTAGAAGCATTTGCATTTAATTATAAAAATGCTACTTATCTTTATAGATGTGATGAAAGATATGGTAATTCATTCTTCAAATACGAATCAGCTATTGAATTAGTAAACGAGGTTAGAAATGAATTAAATTACGATTTGACATATTTTTATGAAAATAAATTAAGTAAAGAATTAGTAAGTAAAAAGAAATTAGAAGATAAAGAAAGAGAAATTTCATTAAAATTAGAAGATGTTAAATTTAACATCAGTAAAGTAAAAACTTCAATTAAATACATAGGAGAATCTAATGTTTTAAATGTTGCTTTAGAAAATCTAGAAAAGAGAAGAAAATCATTAGAAGTAGATTTACAATCAGTTAAAGAATTACAATATAAAGAAAGAGAAAGAGCTTAATTTAATATAATAATTAGAAAAACTTAAAAAACCTTAACAATGTTAAGGTTTTTTTTATTAAAGGGAGTTGCCACATTTTAATATATATAATATGTTAAAAAATAATTTTATTAAAATTCCAACTAAAGGGTGTAGAAAGTTACCATATTTTAAATCACTTGGATATGATATAACTGGTGAGTTTATTGATGTGAATATTAATCATTTAAATACTGGATCAAGGCAACTAATAAACGTAATATGTGACTATTGTAATAAAGAGGTGGAAATTACTTATAGAGAATATTATAGAAATATTTCAGTTGGTAATAAATATGCCTGTTCAAAAATTTGTGGATCTGATAAGGCTAAAGAGACAAATATTAAAAATATTGGTGTTATTAGTCATATGCAACTAAAGGAGACTCAAGAAAAGACTAAATTAACAAATTTAGAAAAATATGGAGTTGAATTTTTACAACAATCCGAGATATTTAAGGAAAAATCAAAACAAACGTTATTAAAGAAATATAGAGTTGAGCATATATCAAAATCAGAAGAAATAAGATTAAAAACATCAAAAATATCAAGTGATGTTAATTATATAAATTATATAAAGGATAATACATCTCTTTTTAAATGTGATAATAATTTTGATCACACATTTGAAATAAAAAATGATAATTATTATACTAGAAAAAAATCAAATATTCCAATATGTACAATTTGTAACCCAATAGGAGATTCATCATCTATTAAAGAATCAGAATTTTATAAATTTATAAAATCTATCTATAGTAAAGATATTATAAGAAACTTTAAAGATAAACTTGAAATTGATATATATCTTCCAGATATAAAATTGGGATTTGAATTCAATGGGTTATACTGGCATTCAGAAGAATATTTGGATAAAAATTATCATAAGATGAAATCAGAGTTTTTTAAAGCAAAGGGAATTAGAATTATCCATATTTGGGAGGATGATTGGTTAAATAAAAGTGAAATATTAAAAAGTCAAATAAGTAATTTACTAGGAGTCACAGATAATCGTATTTATGGAAGAAAATGTCATGTATCTGAAGTAGATAATAAAATTTCTAAAGAATTTTTAAATAAAAATCATATCCAAGGATATGTATCTAATAAATATTCTATTGGATTATTCTATAATGGTGAACTTGTTAGTTTAATGACGTTTGATAAATCAGAAGGTAGATTTAAAATGAGTAAAAATGGATGGAATTTATCTAGGTTTTGCTCTTTGATAAATTATAGTGTAATTGGTGGATTTTCCAAATTATTAAAATTTTTTATATCCAAAAAAAATCCTGATAGAATAATAACATATGCTGACATTTCCTGGTCTTGTGGTGATATATATTTAAAAAATAATTTTAAGATATCATCTATAATAAAGCCGGATTATAAATATAATGTAAAGGGATTAAGAAGAAATAAACAGGGATTTCAAAAAAAGAGTCTAAAAAAAATGGGATTTGATATATCAAAATCGGAATCGGAAATAATGAGTGAAAATAATATTTATAAAATATGGGATTGTGGTAAAATAAAATTTGAAATAAATAGTTAGTAAATGAAGTTAGAAATAAACTATGATAAATTTAATGATATTGAATCAATACTGAAAACAATCATATAAAAGTAATATATACTAAAAATAAGAGGTTGTCTCTATAAAAAATAATAAAAAGCCTATCTATTTGCATAACAGGGATTTATTTAGCGAGATAGTTGTCTCGAAGTCCCAAGGAAAATTGACCAATAAAGCTAAATTAATGTTAGAAATTTTAGCTAAACGAACCATTAAAAAAATGAGATATTGGAGTAATGATGATAAAATGGATTGCTATCAAAGCGGTCTATTAGATATGTTCGGTAACTGGTATAACTTCAATGAGGAGAAGTCAGATAATCCGTTCGCATACTTTACTGAAGTGTTCAAAAGAGGGCTTGCGAAAGGATTTAATGAGATTTATAAGAAAAAAGGAGATAATGAAAATCTCATTAAAGTAATAAGTATAGAGTCTTCTAATGATGGGCAGGGGTTACATTCGTTATAAAGTAAAATTCGATAATTCGTTTGATATCATAAAACTTATTTATAACTATAATATATAATATTATGGATAGACTAGAATTAGAGATACTGGACAAAATCTTATGGGCTGAAAGATGTGTTAAAAAACACATATTATTATATAATAACATTATTGATTTTAATATCAATAATCCTGATATTCCATTCAAAGTTAAAATTTATAATTACTATAATAATATAGTATCAATACCAAT